GGTTGTACTTATCAACATCGTGATATAAAAAATACTGGTAATCGTAATTTATTGTTGGAAGATCCAAATGGTGTATTTACAACGTGTGATTTTCCGTTTCCTAGTTTTATACCTCTTGACTATACACCTGAGAATCTTGTCATTACAGAGCAAGCACCTGTCGATAATGATCCACCCCCCTTGCCAGAAACAGAGCAGCCAAAGATTCCTGACTTACCTGAACCACCCCCACCACCTTTTCCTCCCTGTCCTGGTAAGAATGACCAGAGAGTAGGGGATTTTCGTAACGATAAAAAGTTAGAACGTGTTATTGGGCATGAAAGAGGGCAAGATGGAAGTGAGTGCATAACTCTTTATGAAGCAGTTGAGTGGAAAGAACAATACATTCCTTCTGCTCCACAGTTTGTTGGGGTTTTTAGCCTTGCTTTGGTTGGTGCTTCTGCACCATTGGTACTTCAGCTTGTACGGCCAATAGTTAAGCAAGTCGTTACCAAATTAACTAAAAAGAAGGTAAAATAATAATCCGTAGATAAGTTTAATACCCGTGACTTGTCTACTCTAATTTGTGACTATGTGGGATAACTTGATTGGGGGGTATATCTACAATAATATTTTGGCAAGTAGCTGCTTCTGGTGTTCCAGGTTTATATGTAGCTCCCAACTTTGCTTGTTTTGCACACATTTCTAGACGATACAAACTGATCTCCATTTTGGTTTTTTTAATTAGTAGTCTTTGAGCTTCAATATTTACTGCTGTAGCTTCATGGCAAAGGGCTGGAGACTTACCTAAAGGAATATTAAACTGAGCAGATATTCCATAATTTAAGTTAAAATTATCTTTTTCAAATCTTGGTATTTCAGAATAGTATTTTATTTCTCCAGTATCTTCATCGTATATCGGTGTTCTCGTAATATATTCTTTGGGTCGTGCGAAAGACCAACTATCGGTTACATAAGGTGTAATTGTAAGACTAGGAGAAGCACAGACTATGCCCTGACTCATTTTGTAAGATGGCATAGCAGATGGTGTAATCATGGTGGCATTGTTATTCACTACTCCTTGGGCATTACTAGATGGAGAGGCAACCGTGGTATTGGCAAATAATTTTGTAGGACAGAGAAGTAAAGCTATTGCCCAAATGTAGTTGTAGTTTCTGTTGTTGTGCTTGTATTTATTTGACGAGTTATGGTGGTTACTGTATCTAATCCTGGAGTGATTAATGTTTCTTGAAGAGAGAAAGCTGCTCCATCGTTTGTTATTGACCAGCGAGGTATAGCTTCTAAGTTTGGTGAAGTCCAATGAAAGTTTACTCCCCC